TTTTTTGTTGGGGGTGGTGATGGTGTAGCATGGCTAGAGCACGCGATCCTAACCGTGATCGTGCCTTAGAGATATGGCAAGAGCACGGAGGAAATATAACGAATCGTCAGATTGCTGAACAACTTGGCGTGGATGAAAAAAAGATTGCTGTCTGGAAGCAAAGGGATAAATGGAATGTTGTACAACAAACCGATTCGAATGTTGTACAACAAAAAAAACGAGGGGCTCCCAAAGGAAACAAGAACGCCATTGGCAATAGCAGTGGAGCTCCTGCAGGCAATAAACGAGCTGTAGGCAATAAGGGTGGGTCCGGTGGACCGCCGAGAAACAAGAAGGCCGTCACCACAGGTGAATATGAAACGATCTGGATGGATGCACTGGAAGAGGATGAGCAGGACCTTGTTGATCAAGTCGACACCGATCCGATTCAACAGGCTGATGAGGCTATTAAACTGTTGTCTATTCGAGAGCGTCGCATGCTTCAGCGGATCGGCAAGCTGATGAATGGCTTGACCGAGAAACAACGAAGGGTCCTGAACGAGCTTAAAGGGATCAAAGATGTATTGACCGTACATGATGAGAAATCAGGCATCACAAAGACAATCCCGGTTACCCGGACCGAGATGGTTGAATCTCAAGTTGAAGAGACGGAGTATCGGGCCATTGACGACATCCTGAAGATCGAAGATGCATTGACCCGGGTTCAGGCTCAAAAGCTCAAAGCGGTGGAACTGAAGAACCGCCTGATGGATGACGAGAAGCAGATCCGTACGGCTATCCTGCAGATCGAACTGAACAAGCAACAAGGCGCTGCTGGTGCAACACAAAGTTGGACCGACGCCTTGAAGGAGATTGCACAGCGGCGTAGGGCGAAGCAGGCGGAGGCGCTAGCCGATGAGTAAGCCGTATAACGTTGTCACTGACCTGCTCGATCTATATTGGGATGACCCGGTTGCTTTTGCTGAAGACATGATGGGCTTTGATCCGGACGATTGGCAACGTGATGTCATGATGGATGTCGCCCATCACCCAAGGACCAGTGTCCGATCTGGTCAGGGTGTTGGGAAGACAGGTCTTGAAGCTGCATTGGTCATTTGGTTTCTGTGCTGCCGTCCGAATCCCAAAGTGGTATGTACGGCGCCAACCAAGCAGCAGCTGCATGACGTTCTTTGGGCCGAAGTTTCCAAATGGCTGGAGAACTCCATGGTCAAGAATCTCTTGAAGTGGACCAAGACCAAGGTCTATATGATCGGTCATGAACAGCGGTGGTTTGCAACGGCCAGGACGGCCAACAAACCCGAGAACATGCAGGGTTTCCATGAGGATTACATGCTTTTCGTTGTGGATGAAGCATCTGGTGTGTCCGATCCCATCATGGAAGCCATCCTTGGTACCTTGTCCGGTGCTGAAAACAAATTATTAATGTGCGGAAACCCGACTCGTACGAGTGGGGTTTTTTATGATTCTCACAATCGGGACCGCAGCCGATTCCGTTCTCATAAGGTGGATAGCCGTAGCAGTAAGCGGGCCAGCAAAGAAAACATCCAGATGCTTATCGATAAATACGGTGCTGAAAGTGATGTTGTCAGGGTCCGCGTATATGGGGAATTCCCAAAAGCAGAGGCGGATGCGTTTATTCCTCTAGAGCTTGCCGAACTGGCCACGGGTGCTGCGGTCGATCCAATAGGCGACACTCTTCACCTGGGTGTAGACGTCGCACGCTTTGGTGATGACGAAACGGTTATTGCACCGCGGATCGGGATGAAAGTATTTGATCTCAAATGGTACAACAAGCAGGACACCATGGTGACTGCGGGGCAGGTTCTGAGTATCGGGAGGGAGATGCTTAGATCTTTTCCGCAACTGGAGTTTGTCGAGATCAAAGTCGATGATAGCGGGGTTGGCGGCGGCGTCACCGACAGGCTGAACGAGGTTATCGCTGAGGAAGGAATGTATGGTTGGCGTGTAATTCCTATTAATAACGGCGGCAAGCCCACTGAGGATGAAGTCGAGCATTACGAGAATCGCGGTACAGAAGCTTGGGCTATTGTTCGAGATGTACTTCAAGAATCCTTTTCAAAACATATGCAGGGTGAACCTATCGGTGTTGAACTGCCGAACGATGAAAGGCTGATCACGCAGCTGACGCAGCGGAAATACAGAATGACTAGCAAAGGGCGGCTTGCTCTTGAACGCAAGGAAGACATGAAGAAGCGCGGGCTCGATTCACCGGACCGCGCGGATGCTGTCATTCTGTCATTCGTAACCGATAAAGCACTTCATTACACGAATCAACGGCCGGCAGGCTGGTAGAAAGAAGGTGATTACAATGACGATCGTTTACAGCAAGAAAACATTCCCGCCGCCCCCATACGACCTGGAGATCGGCATGATGATGTATTACCGATTGCTTTATGAAGGTGAGCATGAGGCGATCTTCCCAAGGGCAAAGGCTGTTGTAAAGGAAACCCGGGTCGTTCGACGCCGTAATGGGATTCGATCTTGGCAGCAGGTCGAAAAAGTGTTTAGCGCGGATCGCCAGTACATTGTGGCCAACTTCAGCAGCCTTGTCGCTGAGGTTCCGGCGGATCTCCTGAACCGATCTCTCGGAAACATTTCTGCTGATACGGAGGAAGGGCAAGAGCTGGAGTTCGTGTCCTCTGTCGTGACCGCCAGCCAGCCAAACGAAAAGGTTTGGTCGGCTATAACCCAACATCAGGTTGACGGGAGGGTTGCCTACCGAATTCGCCGGAGCGAGGCCGGGATAGTATGGTTTGAATGGATCCTGGGAGATCAGTATCTACCACATGATGATGGTCAGGGATCAGACATTGTATGGTTCGAGGAATGGGGAGATGGTGACCGCAAGGACCGGTTCCTTCGTGTTGAACGACAGCGGCTGGATACCGACGGGCTCAATATTCAACAACTGGCTTTCAAGATGGAAGGTGAAACTGTAGGCGATGAGATGGAAATTGCCCAGTATGCTTCTACGTATGATTTGGATATCCCGGAGAATGTTGAGCTTTCAGGCGTAACCGAGTTGCTTTGCGGCATGATCGCAAATGACGAGACACTCATGAGTCCCAGAGGAAGGTCTGCGCTCCGGAACATCGATGGCCTGCAGGAAGAAATCAACTGGACCATCACCCGAGATAGCATCGTCTTTGATAAGCACGGAAAGCCAAAGCTGGCAATTCCTAAGGGATTATGGGATACAGTCGCACTTCAAAACCATCGGGACTACGGCGGGCGCTTCGTGCGGAATGCTGATTTGGAAGTAGTCTCTTATGACGAGAAGTCCGGGGCCGTTCCTATGTATATAACATGGGACGCCAAGACCCAGCAGAGTTTCGAACATGTCACCCGTCTGATCAAATACATGTTGGCCATCAGTAAAACTTCGCCGCAGGCTGCCGGATTGGAGGATGGCAAAGGCGATTCGGGCGTTGCACTCCTTTACCTTTGGATTCAATCGGTGATCAAAGCCGAAGCGATCAAGGACAAGTTTGACGCGGCGATTAAAGCAGCCATTAGGAAATGCATGATCCTCGAAAATGCGATTGGCGGACAGAATCTTAAGATTAGCGATCCCGTGATCGAGTGGGGTGATATGCTTCCGAAAGCGGAATCTGAAAAGAGTCGTGAGGAAATTGAGAAGTACACCGCAGGTATTCAGTCGCTTGAAACCACAATTCGCCGAGAGCATCCGGACTGGTCGGAAGAAGCAATCATGGCCGAGATCCAGAAGATTCAGGACGAGCAGACAGCAGACTCGCTGAACCCGACCTTTACGCAGCCGCCGCGGGTAAATCTGGGTGGTAGCTAATGGCTGATGCTGATAAACTCATTGCTCTTTATACGCAGGCTGGGGAGCGGCTGATCCAACTGATCCGGTCCCTTGAGACTGGCAGCTACACGCAGCGGCGGAAGGAGCGATTGCTGAAGCAGATCGACGAGATCCTTGCTGAGCTGACCGATGGATCTGCACAGAATATGTCTGAACTGTTGGCCGAGGCATATAAGGCCGGCTCCCGGGAGGCATCCGGCAGCATGATGGCTCAGGGCATGGCGGAGAATCAAGTCAATACCGTACTGGAACCCATCATTCATCAGCAAGCTGTTCAAGCGATCATGGACGACACCTTTTTCCGGATCCTTGAGGCAACAGATAACATGTCCCAGGACGCGAAGCGTCGGGTGGAGGAGGTAGTCCGGACGGCAACGGAGCGTATGCTTACCGAAGGGATCAGCCGTCGGCAGGCGACGAAGGAAGCCGTTGCCCGAATGACTGAGCAGGGGATTACCGGGATTGTGGCCAAGAACGGCGCAAGGATCCCAGCAGATAAGTACATGAACGGGGTTGTTCAGTACAACCTTCGCAAGGCACACGTCACTGGGGCTGAGAACACGATCATTCAAAACGGCCTTGACCTGGTCTATGTGAACTACGTGGGGATAACCTGTGAATATTGTGCAAAATACCAGGGCCGCGTCTACAGTGTTAGTGGCAACGATTCGCGCTTCCCAAAACTGGAGATTCGCCCGCCGTATCATGCTCATTGCGTTCATTCCATCAGCGCTTGGATCGAGGAGTATCAGTCACCTGAAGAGGTGGAGCGGATGCTGGCCGCATCGAACCGGCCCTTCACCGACAACCGGACCGAAGCGAATATCCGGCGGTATAATGAGATCCAGCGGGATAAGGTTCGAAAGAACGAGACCAGGAAGCAATGGATGCGATACAAGGCCGTGCTGCCAAACGATACACCGGATCTTCGTACATTCGCCAGTATGAAAGCAAGAGGTGGTCAGGCATACAAGGATCTGCAGGAACTTTTCCGAAAGGCCAACGTAATAAACAAGGAAACACTCTTGCCAAAGAACGTTGAGGCGATTAAAACGTATGGCAGGAATGTTATAATG